TACCTACATCAGAGAAAAGTGTGTTTTTTAATAACAAATCATACACCGATAAGGTAATGAATAAGTCTATCGATGATATGATAAAAGATAATAATAGATGATAGGAAAAATAGTAGGTGGCTTATTCGGCAAAGTAGTTGAAAATGCAGAAGGAATACTTGACAAAGTTATTACGACAGACAAAGAAAGAGATGAAGCTAAGCTTGCTCTCAAGCGACTATTACTCGAAGCCGAACAAGAAGCCTTTAAACAAGAGGTCGAGGACCGAAAGAGCGCTAGGGATATGTATAAAGACGATGCGATTATTCAAAAGATACTTGCAACGTTATTCACAATCGCGTACTTTGGATTAAGCTTCATGATGTTTAGATTCTTCGTAATGGGAGATATAGACATGGGAGAATTTGAGATAAGTTTTATCTCTACAATATTTGGTGCAATGAGCGCAAAAGTTAACACGGTAGTCGATTTCTTTTTCGGCGGATCGTCAAAAAAGAATGAACAACAAAATAACAATAAATAATTATGGGAATAAATTCACAAGGAGCTGCTTATAACTTCGGACAACTTGGTAGTGCTTATACTGATTTAGCGGCACAAATAATAGTACCACCTAAAGACAGGGTGATAGTTGCAATTCAAGCTTTAGATGAAAATGCAACAGTAACGCTTTTAACACCAGAACAATTAGACGGTAGTGGTCCAGGTTTTCCTCAATTTGGCATAGAAGGCACTAATGTTACTTATATAGCTGGCGCAAATACGGGTAATGTTAATGGAGTTGTATCAGTAGCTTTAACAGATAATGCTGGTTCTGATATAAAAACAGTAGCGTTAAGTGCTGGCGCTAATGCCAAGGTAAAAGTAGGTCAATTTGTTTTATTAGCAAATGATGATGCACAAATAGATGGTGACCCAGCTTTAGCTATAGACACTCAAACACCTATACCTATTTATAATGGGCCAAATGCTAGAGGTGTTAAAATATCTAAAATAGATGGAGCAAATGTTACACTAGAAGGTCATGGTACAACTGATTTCGCTGGAATATCACCTAGTAGTCAAATGTTAATATGTCTTGACGAACAACATGGTGCTGGTGGTATGGATCCTGCTAGTGATTTAATTATACCTGCAGGTTCAACTATATATGGTAGATGGACCGCGTTTGCCACAACTGATGGCAAACCAGTAATTTGTTATTTTGGTATATAATGGCACTAGGTAATAACGCGGGAAAGGGTAGTGCTAGACGTAAAGGTCAAGCAGTTATAAGAATAAAAGAACGTAGAATTGCAAAAGATTATAGATCTATAGCTGGTTCGCCTGTTCAAGGATCTGCGGCTTGTGGTTACTCAGGTTCACTTAGTGAAACATATTATTATGATGGTGCGTTTGCAGATCCAAGAGTTGGTAACAAAATGTATGCGAGTAGAAGAGCTAGAAGTAATAATAAAATGACAGCTGGCCATATTAAAGTTTTTGACGGTAGAACTAACTTTAGTATTCAAATAGATAGTGGTGGCACAGTTAGAAGTAGGACAGTTTGTCCTTAATTCAACAAAATAGTAATTAAATAAAATTAAATATGGCATATAAACATAATACAGTTGAATATGGGTTTGGCCAGATGGGGAGTGTGTTTAATAATACAGTATCAGCTATTACACCTCCAACAGGAAAAGTATTTGTAGCAATAACATTTTTAGTTGATACAACACTTAATACTACTAATGGTTTAGTAGCTGATAACCACTCAACCGAAGGAATTGAATATGCTGGAACAGGAACTGCAGCACACGACGTAACTGTTGATAGTGAAACAAGTGTTAGTGGTGGTGGTGGTAAAGCTATAGTAACAGCAACAATATTTCCAAAGGGTTTGACAATATATGGTCGTTGGACTAAAATAACAACAGTAACCTCTGGACAATATATAGCTTATATAGGAGACTAATGTTAGGATTATCAACTGGATTGATGTATGGGAATTTTATACAAAAAGAATTACCTTTATTACTAACCATTAGTGATTGTGTCGGATGGTGGGATTTTACAGATACTACGGTAATGTGGACAAATGGTTTTCCAACAACTGGAAGTCCTGATTTTACACGATTACAACCAGCAAGCCCACCAACTAGCGATGGAGACACAATAGATAGAATAGATAATAAAGCTTGGGCACTACAATCAAACACTAATAACGCTTTAGGCAAATACTTAAAAGGAATTAATACTGATTATAAGACAGGTGGAGCAAATGGACACTCGTACATAACTCTCAATGGAACTGGTAGTAGGTTTAACGCTGGACTTGGTGGTGATGGAGGTGTAGGTGATGGTAGCGGATTATCATTTATAGGAGATTGGCCACTATCAGAATCAACAATAAATTTAGCAGCATTCACTATATTTTTAGTTGCTGATGCTAAAAATAGAGATGGTAGAGCATTTTCTATTTTTGGAGACAAAGAAGATAGTAATGATTCTAGTAGGAAAGAGTTTCATCTTTACTATGATAAAACAAGTCCTGTTGCTGGTCAATACAAAATAGATTGTTACGATGGTTCTACTACAACAACTATAAGTTCTGGTACAACTGGTAAATCTGATAACTTACATATAATAACTGGAGTGTTATCTGGTAGCGGAGACTCTCAATTATATAGAGATGGAGACAATACAGATGGAACAACTAGTGCAAACTCAGGATCTGGTTCCATAGATATTACCCATGCTAGTCCAAACATTCATCAGCAAGAAAATAGAATTGTTATTGGTAGAAACTTAAATTTAGGGTCTAGTAGTGATAGTACTAGCGTTTCTCCTTCATGGGACTGGGGAGGTAGTAGTGGTGATAGAATTTATGAAATAATTTGTTATAATAGAGAATTAACATCAGACGAGCTATCAACAGTAGAAACACATTTAAAAACAAAATACGATATATCGTAACAATTAATAATTAAATAAAATTAAATAAAATGGCAAAAACAAAAGAAAAAGAAATAGAATTAAAAGTAAAAGCTGAAAAGATATCAGAAGAACATTTAAAAGAGTTACAAGGGATTATAAATAACATAAACCAAACACAAATTAATATTGGTAAACTAGAAGCTCAAAAACATAGCTTACTACACGATTTAGCAATAACTCAAAATAAAGTATCTATATTTCAAGACACTCTAAATAAAGAATATGGTAACGATGATGTTAACATAGTAGATGGTACGATTAATTGGAAAGAAGATGAAAAATAATATCATCAGAAAAATCACTATAGGTAAAGACTACAAAAATGACTCTATGCACTACGCTGTTAATCAAGAGGTGTATGGTGGCCATAAGATATGTGATATAATAGAAGAAGAAGACAAGTATTCTATTTATATTAGAAAAGAAGAAGTAGTTATACCATGGAAAGATTTTAATAAAAATATGGCTATATCAGTTGAGTATAACTTAGAATATTAATGAAGGCTTATAAAGATTTTATAGTATCACCTATTGGTAGGCGCTATAATAATTCTAAAAAAGTTGGTGAAAAGGAACTCGTATTAAATACCGAAATTTTTAATCACCAATATGTAAATAGATTAGCAAAAGTGATCGCTACTCCACTATTATTTTCATCACCTATTAATGTAGGTGATGAAGTAGTAGTTCATCATAACGTGTTTAGAAGATGGCATGACGTTAAAGGTATTGAGCGAAACAGCAGATCTTATTGGAAAGAAGATAAGTATTTTGTTACTGGAGATCAAATATTTCTATACAATAAAAAAGCTACACCTGGTTTTAGTTTTGTAAAACCATTGAAGTCTAATAGTAATTTTAACTTAGAATATGAAAGACCTCTAATTGGTGTAGTTAAATACTCTGATGGTACTTTTAAAAAAGAAGAACTTGTCGGTTTTGACCCAGTAAGTACTTATGAGTTTGTTATTGATGGAGAAAGATTATATAGAGTCTTAAATAAATTTATTACAATTAAATATGAATATCAAGGAAACGAAGAAGAATATAATCCAAGCTGGGCACAAAGCAGTTGAAGAGTTAATTAAGGTTGCTAGAGAAGAAATAGTTGATTCAGACGAAGATATATCAGCTGATAGGTTGAAGAACGCTGCAGCTACAAAAAAGCTAGCTATATTCGATGCGTTTGAGATATTAAATAGAATCCACGAAGAGGAAGCCATGCTTGAAGGTAGACCTGTAGAAGAAGATAAAAAAACAGCTTTTAAAGGATTTGCAGAAGGTAGATCAAAATGAGTTACAAACAGACATTATATGAGATAGTTAAACCAATAAAACTCACAACTATAAAAAGACTGAATAAGTCTAAGAAGTGGGAATATGGTTATAATAAAGAAAACGATGTTGTTGTAATATCTAAAACCGGTATGATAGGTGATGTAATTGATATACAGGGTTTAAAAATAGCTTTACCCAAGCAACCTAAAGAAGTATACTCTTGTAGCAAAAATGTATTAGAGCAAAAATGGAAACAATTTCCACCAAACCCTGATTTTAAAAGAATTAAAACGGTATTTGATTGGCAAAGTTATCCAGATGATTTTAAAGAAAAACACTATAGCTATATAGACGAAGAGTTTAAAAGAAGAGAAGAAGGTTTTTGGTTTACAAACAGTGGCAAATCAACCTACATAACGGGAACACACTACATGTATCTACAATGGAGTAAAATAGATGTTGGTGCTCCAGATTTTAGAGAAGCCAATAGGTTGTTCTTTATATTCTGGGAAGCTTGTAAGGCGGATAAAAGAAGTTATGGAATGTGTTATTTAAAAAATAGACGTTCTGGTTTTTCTTTTATGAGTTCAGCTGAAACTGTTAATTTAGCTACATTAGCTAGTGATAGTAGATTTGGTATATTATCTAAAACCGGTGCTGATGCAAAGAAAATGTTTACCGACAAGGTAGTACCGATTAGTTTAAATTATCCATTCTTCTTCAAACCAATACAGGACGGTATGGACCGACCAAAGTCCGAGCTCGCTTACAGGGTGCCAGCCAAAAAGTTTACTCGAAAGAAAATGAGGGAAAGAGAGGAGGTTGATGATATGCAGGGGTTAGATACTACTATTGACTGGAAAAATACAGGTGATAATAGCTATGATGGTGAAAAATTAAACCTATTAGTTCACGATGAAAGTGGTAAGTGGGAGAGACCTGATAATATAAAAAACAACTGGAGAGTTACAAAAACTTGTTTACGTCTT